AGAGCTGCGTACAGAGTTATGAGAGGTCGTTCAGGAAGGCGATGGAGGTAGTTACATACGAACAAAGTAGCCACCCTGCTTCACAGCGGGGTGGCTACAATATGAACACAATATACACATCAAACAACTAAGCACGTATCTTGCACCCAAATCGTTAATTTGTCAAGTACAAAGAGATAACATTTTTGAGCATTCTGCTCATTAAACCGATAACACAAAACATATCATACAATGTCTGATACAACTACAATCCGTTACGGCATGTCTAACACAGTCAGCCGTTCGTTCGATATTGATACTACCGTTGGTAGCCTACTCAATGATCGTTCTATCCTTGGTGCACTCTCTGCACCTGAAGGCTGCGTAGCAGTCAGCACTGGCGTCACACTGTCAGCAGACTCGCTGGTTGGTGACTACTCCACCATCACTCTTGAGCGTCAAGCTTCAAGCAAAGCATAACCTCCAGCCCTCGCTTATACGGCACAAAGTATAGGCGAGGGCAACCTCTTTACTCACAATGTCTGAATACAAATACGAATTAATCCTAGACTCCGACGGCTTTTTCCACAAGCGGGAGATTAGAACCTCAGTTATCAAGGATGCAGAACTTGCAATACTTGATTGTGTGGTTGAACCAAAGCTCACAGTTAACCCAGTTAAAAGTGTAGACTATATCACTGTCCCTGTAATCGACAACATTAATGAAACTGTCCCGTTTACTGTGCATCACGCATATCAAAGCAAGGCTCCGTATGATAACCTTGTTGCCTATGCATACTTACCTTATGGCTTTCCGTTGCCCAAAACAGATGTCATCAAGAATAACTACCTGACAGACCGTGCTGGTGAAGACACCTACACACTGTGTCCCCGTAAGTCTGACGGCACAAAGTCAGAAGAAAATGCCATACGACCAAAGAACCTGCTGTTCTTCAACTCTGAGTCGTACCACACGTACATCATGTTTAAGAACATACCGATCAACACAGAAGAAGGTAAGATCGGACCCTTCCGTTGTTCGGTCAAAGCATACTTATTTGGTGTACACAAAGAAACGCAGGACATCGTTAACTATGCGCTGCCTAACATTTATGAATCAGGTCAGATTTGTACAGGTAATGATACTTTTGCACCAGACAACAGGATACAGTCTTTGACCACCGTAAACGTCAACGAGGTCGTTAAGGAATTATTGTATAACATCCATACAACTCAGATAAACAATGACTTACGCCTAGCTTATCAAGAAGAATTGTATGCAGCATTCAAGTTCGATCCACTTCTTGAACGCTACCGCACGCAGAATAAAGAGGAGCAGAACAAGATGCATCAAGCAATCATAGATTTGGGGACAAATGTAAGTAAAAACTACAACCTGTTCCACAGATCCGTGTCACAAGAATACATAACCGAATTTGGACAATGGCTAAAATCACAAAAAAGCTCTTAAACACTAAATCGTTACATCAGCTCAGTGACCCATACTGGGATTACGGTAACAGCCCATCCTATGAAAGAACCTATGAAAGACGAGACCGCGAAGCTCGTGACGTTCACGACATCGAGCACGGTCTTTCGGAAAAAGAACTACGTATTCTTTTCAAGATTCTTAGTCGGCACTATCAGGATTGTGGTCGTAAGCGTGGCGCGATTCTTCGCTACATTAAGCACTACAAAGAAATAGAAGACCAGCAAAAGCCTAAGATCTCTCTCTTCAAACTACATAGACACCTACTAAAAAAATCACGATGAAACCAAAACTCAAAGCACTAATTATCGGTGCAGGCGGTGTAACCAGTTACATGCTGCCAGCACTTAAAAACAGTTTTGACTTACAGCTTACGCTCATTGACGGCGACGTCCTTGAAAAGCGTAACCTTGACCGTCAACTCTTCCGCAACAATCACGTCGGCATCAACAAAGCCGAAGCATTGATGCGCACGTATAACTTTCGCAAGAACGAAGGACACGTTATCCGTAGTTACTTCGACAAGGAAATGATGGACACGGAATACAAGTTCCTGTTCCACGATGCTGACGTACTTATTTGCTGTGCGGACAACCATCCAGCACGTCGTCATCTATTGGAAGTTGCAATCGAATTGGAGAAACCAATCTTGATCTGCGCTAACGAATACTCGACCAGCCAAGCGTATTACTTTGATCCGCGACTGCTCAGTCAGTATCCAATGATGAATCCACTTCTCAGGTATCCTGAGCTACTAACCTCGAACGAGGGTTCCCCCATCCGTTGTCAGGGTGAGGCACTTGAATCAACGCCACAATTAGCAATAGCGAACCAAACAAGTGCCTCCCTTGGCAACCTTCTTCTATGGCTGTGGTTCTCAGGAGCCGACACCGTTGAAGGTTATATGCCTGTGGAGTATCAAACCACATTCTCACGCATCGAGACTATTACACTCGATGACCTAGCTAACATTCGAATCCCTACTCACAATGTCTAACGAATATGCCGTATATGATAACCAAGTATTTAAGCGCGTTAGTCACCCGCTGTTTACTACGTACCAATTGCAGGACGTCCCAGAAGTTCCGTCACTTACACCAAAGTGGCACGGTAAGAAGATACCGCTCGAAATGTGGCGGGACATCCTTGCATTCATGAAGATCAGCTACGACAAGCTGAAATCAGAAACATTACTATTCCTATACTACGATGAAGACAATAGCGAAAGCCCTTGGTCTTATTGGATTCCGCCTCAGACAACAAGTGGAATGTCTGTCAAATCTAATCCAGAGAATCCAGAGTTTGCAAAACAACGTGCCGCCTATCCTGACACCTTGTTTGGTACTGTTCATCATCATTGCAGTACATCTGCATTTCAATCAGGAACGGATGAGGCAGATGAAACAAATCGTGAGGGATTTCACTTTACCATTGGTAACCTCAATAATACCGACGAATGTGACGTACATTTGCGATGCACGTTAGGTAGTATTTCTGTGGATATGGACGATCTGTCGCTCGTACTGGAAGATGTGCCAACCTTGTTTAAGAAGCATATCGGGACGCTAACTCCGAAAATGCAAGAAGTAGAACAAGAGTATAAGCACGAGCAGTACGCAAAGCTACCAGACATCACAAAGTTTAACTTTGATGAGGAGCTGAAGAACGTAGACAAGCCTGTATGGAAGACACCGTACACGACTACACGTTACAGCAGCCCAATGTCAGCTATGCAGTCTTCGTTCAACTACGGTGACGAATACTGGAAGGATGATGATATGACTCCAGTAAAAAAAAGTTCACTGCCAATAAGAGACGTCGTAAACGAAATCATTCTGGCAACAGAAACAGATGACCGATGCGAAGCCAGTGTCTGCGAATACTACACAAAGTTCGAGTCTAAGCACTCCCACTATTTGGTCGAAGACCTCATCTACGGTAGAACCGACGATGAAGAGTACGATCGTGTGGTTGGTGAAATGCTGTACAACGACTTTTTCTTATCGACACCAGAAGGTAAGTACTTTCAAACCTTTGTTGAAACCAAATGCAAAGAAGCTGGCATCACACTTGATGACGTAAAAGAAACCTTATTTAACTATGAAATCGGAGAAACAGTTCAATCAATGGTTGACGAAGCAATTCTATGAAAAAAGCAAAACAAAAGTTTGCGTACAACGTATCGAAACTACTACGGGAAACGGAGTACCTGATCTACTGGTCATCCAATCGGACAAGATCATGCTTATTGAGAGCAAGTTTGAGACTAGAAGCTTACGCTCAGAACAAGCCGCGTTCCAAATAAGAGCCAATGAAATTATGAGAGGTGGTACAAATGTATGCTGTACATTGTGTGCCTACCCCAAGACTAATCGTCTCGTAGTTCAAAAATTCAATGCAATGTCAATCACAGATGAAGGTATCAAGCCAACGTACGCAGTCGAGTTTACCCTTGACGGCGAAGGCTTTGAAGACTTTCTTAACTACATTAGATAACTTTCCATCGCGACGATACGACGCCCCCGCAAGGTTTTTAACCACGCGAAAGTCAAGATCCTCGCCATCGAAAACCAGCGACTCTATACAGCTGGACAAATTGTATAGACTAGGCGACGCCTGAACACCCAATGGGTATGCATCATTGTCCTTCCTAGATAACTGGGTAGCTTCGGCTACTCAGCCAATTTCTTAATATGATACACGCACCACACATAGCATTGCTTCTTGCTTTAATACAAGTCGAAAGCAATGGCGACGATAACGCTATCGGAGACAACGGAACCTCGTACGGATGCTTACAGATAAAAGCAATTTACGTAGAAGACGTTAACCGCATACTTGGTTACAAACGATACACTCACGAAAGTGCATTTAACCGAGTAGACGCGTATCATATGTTTATGTTGTACACCAACCACTATGCTACTGAGAAACGCTTGGGTCGTAAACCCACAGATGAAGACCTTGTAAGAATTCACAACGGTGGACCCAATGGATGGAAGAAATCTCAAACCAAGACTCATTGGTACAAAGTAAAAAAACTCCTAACTAAATAACTACATGCAAGAATCAGACCCAGAAATGATACACTCATTGCTCAATATGGTTGAGCACAAGACAAAGAAAATCCTCAATAGCGACGTACGCTACGAGATGCGTGAAACAGCACGCTGGGCTAAAGCAAAAGGTCTTATCCGTAAGAAAACCGACGACGAGATCCACAACGAACTACTGCGGAAACCGTGGATCGAAGTTAACCGAATCATTCGTTCCAAGGAACGTGAGCAGGAAGGTGTCTAAATTTGTCACAAATTGGACACTCAACTTGTGACAAAACTACAGCCGAAATCAACCCTCAGTTAACTTCGGTGTTAATAATCAAAACAATATGCAAATACCTTTATTTGAGCCAGACTCACTGTGGCGACCACCTTCGGTGTTACCACAGCTCGGCGACGTAGTAGCCATTGACCTTGAAACCTGTGACCCGAACCTCAAGAAACGCGGAGCAGGCTACAAGCACAAAGACGGTCACGTCGTTGGCATCGCCCTAGCAGACGAGCACACAGAGATCTATCTGCCGTTCGCTCACATGAGCGGCGACAATCTTGATAAGAACATAGTACTTTCATATGTGAGTAATGTAGTTAAAGGTTGCAAAGAGCTAATCTTTGCTAATGCAACCTACGACCTAGGATGGCTTGAGACAGTTGGGGTTTCTGTCTCAAGCCACATTAGGGACATTCAGGTAGCTGAAGCTCTGATTGACGAAGAGAAGTTCACATACTCACTCAACTCACTGTGCAAAAAATACTTAGGCACTACGAAGGAAGAGAAGCACCTTGAAGAAGCTGCCAATGCTTACGGCGTAGATGCAAAGAGCGGTATGTGGAAGCTACCCGCACGGCACGTAGGGCTGTACGCAGAGCGCGATGCACGCTACACATGGGACATCTATCAGAAACAGATTCCACTGCTCATACAGGAAGATGTGTGGGACGTGTGGCAACTGGAGTGCGACCTCGTACCCGTTCTGGTACACATGACTCTCAAGGGTGTACCTGTTAATCTGGACAGTGCTGAGCAACTAAACAACGAGCTGAAAAAACGTGAGATGATGCTCACTGATAAGTTCAAGAATCTGGACATCTGGTCACCACCGCAGCTTGGTCGCTACTGCGAAAGCTTAGGTCTTGTCGTTCCGCGTACAGAGAAGGGTAACTACTCAGTATCCAAAGAGTTCTTAGAGCACTGCGAACACCCAGAGGTCAAGCAGATACAGGAAGCTCGAAGTATCAACAGACTTCGGAAGGTGTTCATCGAGGACATCATATTGAACGGCAACCACAAGGGGTACATACACGCAGAGTTCAGACAGACTGCATCCGATCACGGAGGCACTAGGTCTGGTCGTCTCTCATCTCGCAATCCCAATATGCAGCAAGTGCCCAAGCGTAGCTCTATTGGTAAGCAAATCCGTGCGCTTTACATAGCTGAAGAAGACAAGCTCTGGTGCAAGGCGGACTACAGTTCCCAAGAACCCAGACTCCAAGTGCACTACGCGCTGCTTGGTCAGTTCGGCAAGCCGCTTCCCAAAGCAGTGGATGCTCTGGAGTCCTTCAAGAAGGGCGAGAAGCTATACTCGTTCTTTGAGAAAGCTACTGGTCTACCATATGATACCTGCAAGATGCTTTGCTTGGGTATCAGTTATGGTATGGGCAACAAGAAGATGGCATCAACTCTCGGTATATCCGAAGAGATGTGCACAACGACGCAGCGGAAGTTCAATGCTGAAGCACCGTTCCTCAAGATTCTCTTTGACAATGTAATGAACCGAGCAAACAAAGTTGGTCATATCCGCACCATACTTGGTCGCAAGGCACGCTTTGACTTTTGGACACCAAGCTTTGACCAATCTCCAGTAAAGACACGAGAAGCAGCAGAGAAAAAGTATCCAGACCAGCAGCTTAACAGAGCCTTTGTCAGTAAGGCACTTAACCGATTGATTCAAGGCTCTGCAGCAGACCAAGCAAAGAAAGCTATGGTTGATGCACACCGAGCTGGCTTTGATTTACGTCTCCCAGTTCACGATGAAATTAACTGCATGGTCAATTCTGAGCAAGAAAGTCTTGACTTAAAATTGATCATGGAGAATGCTATCCCACTCAAAGTCCCAGTTGTTGCCGATATAGATCTCGGACCAACTTGGTGCTAACACACTATGCAAAACGATATACTAGAAGAAGCTCTCCAGATAACTAACGGAGATAGACGAGAAGACTACGGCGACTGCAAAGTAGAATTCGACCGTATCGCAAAGATTTGGACTGTACTCTTTGAGACAGAAATCACACCCAATCAAGTAGCACTTGGTATGATTGCTCTTAAGCTAACACGCCAGATGCACTCTAACAAAAGAGATAACTGGGTTGATATTGCTGGCTATGCAAGAGTCGGACATATCGCAACTAACACAATATAACAATGACTGATCCATTATTAGAAGAACCAGAAATCATCCCTGTCGGAGAGATTGCACTAGAACAACCACGAGATGTTCCGCTTAGCGAACTTACCGCTAAAGCAGAAGAACTCGTTCAACTGGACGAGCACGTACTCGACCTAGAGAAAGAACTGTCAGAACTCAAGCAAGTACGCAAGACTGTGGCAGAAGAACACATTCCAATGATTATGGAAACTGCTGGTGTAGATACACTACAACTGAGCGACGGCAAGAAGATTGCCATCAAACAGTTTGTAGACGCTCGTATCCAGAATCCAGACGTAGCATTCAACTGGCTGCGTGACACCAACAATGACTCAATCATCAAGAATGAAATCAAAATCCAACTTGGACGAACAGAAGATAGTAAAGCTCAAGAAATTGTCGAAACGATACAAAGAGAGTTCGGCATCGATGCAGACGTTAAAATTACTATCCACAATGCAACGCTCAAAGCCTTTTGTCGCGACGCACTGGAAGATCCAGAACTAGCGGCATCTATGCCTCGTGAAGCCTTTGGTATTTACCAAGGTAAGCGGGCAAAAGTAACAAAGTAACATAAGTAACCAAAAGTATAATAAGTAACCAAAAGTAATTATGGCATTCGATATCACAACCGTAGCAGGCAAGGGCACAGAGAATCTGGATTCAGGTTCCGCTATGCCTTTTATTCGTATCCTACAGGATATGTCTCCTCAACTGAAGAAACAAAAAGAAGAATACATCGAGGGGGCAGAGTCTGGTGACTTGTTCTTTAATAAGAACAAGACCGTGATACAACAACCTGCTGAAATCATCCCATGCTTTACACAATCCGTGTACACAGAATGGGTTCCACGTAGTAGTGGTGGTGGCTATGTAGCTACGCACCCGCTAAGCATCACGTCCAATCCCAAGTATGAGAAGGGTCGTGATCGTCAGTATGACGAATGGCTTGGTGACAACGAACTGCGTTTCACAACATACTTCTTTGTTCTGCTCAACATCAATGGTGAGTGGGAACAAGCTGTTATTCCGTTCACGGTATCACAGCTTCGTGTTGCAAGGAAGTTCACAAACGACATCAACCGATTCCGATATGAAGACGATGCTCTTAAGGGTGTTGTACCCCCTCTCTTTGCTCAAAAATGGGAACTGGGGACAACACTGGAAACAAACAAAAATGGTGATGACTACTATAACTTCAGCATCACTAACAGCACTCCGCTGGACTTGGAGGAAGATGAAAATCTGTTATCCTTGGCTGCTGAAACATATTCTGCAGCTACTGATACACCTCTGTTACAAACTTCAGAGACTCCTCAGTTGGTTGATTCAGCCACTGCAGCGTCTCCGTTCTAAACTATCATAAGTTAGCACACCTAAGCCTTGGGGGTCTTCATTCCCCCAAGGTTTTTTTGCCATGATCCCACTTACACATTTAGCTACACAATTTAACGAACTATTCAAAGCCAACCCTAACGTCTTTGGTCAGACAAAACTGACAGGCAAAGTTCGTGACAGGGATGGTAAGCAAGATTCAAAATCTTTTTTAGTAAAGTCCCAACTAACTGTTGATGTGTGGGAACAGCACATCAAAGGCGAACGTCTGATTGGTTGTACACCGATCCTTGAAGACAACAAGGTTGTGTGGGGCGCACTGGACATCGACGTGTACCAAGATTCCAGTACCATCGAAGACTTACGAGCCAGCGTCAACGAGCATAAGTTGCCGTTTGTTATATGTCGATCCAAGTCTGGTGGTGCGCACGTTTACCTGTTCATGTCGGAGCCTGTTCCAGCGAAGGATATGATTGACAAGCTAAAGACGTACAGTGCGTTCTTTGGTCAAGGCGTCTGTGAGATATATCCGAAGCAACCAAAGATTGGTAACCGCAAGGACGACAGTAAGTACGGCAACTGGATCAATATGCCGTACAGCGGTAACCCTACGTTACAGTATGCCATTGACGAAGAAGGTCAGGCACTGAACCCAGAAGCATTTATTGAGTACGCAACAAAGCGTAGATTATCGTTAGAAAATTTTGGCAACCTTGAAGTTCCCAAGTTGGGAACCAAGGAGTTACTGCCAGAGGGTCCGCCTTGCCTGAATTATATATTCGAAAAGAGAACCAAAGAATCAGAGAACCGAAACGTAACATTGTCCAATGTAGCAGTGTACCTCAAAAAAGCAGAGCCATCGGACTGGAAATCAATGCTTCATAAATTCAATAAGAAGTTTTCAGATCCTTTACCTGACAGAGAAGTAGACGCCATAATCAAGTCCTATGAGAAAAAGGACTACAAGTACCAGTGTGCCCAAGAGCCACTGTGCAGATACTGTGACGCTAAGATGTGCGGACAACGTCGTCACGGAATCGGGCAGGAAGAGTTCCTGCCAAACAATCGTTCGCTTATCCAGCTCAAGAGTGACCCACCTCTGTGGTTCCTGACTCTTGACCACGAAGAGATACAGCTAACGACCGCTGAGTTCGACAACTTCAATATGTTTAACCAGCGCGTAATGGAGCGGTTACTGTTCAAGTACCCGCCAATCAAGCAAGAAGACTGGGTGAAGCAGCAGAATCTGCTACTCAAGAACTGTGTGCGCATCGAAGTACCATTTGAGATGACGCCTGTTGGACAGTTTGTTGAATATCTGTCCACGTTCTGTGCCAACGCCAGCGAAGATGTCAGCCACATTAAGAACGGTGCTGTCAAACAAGCTGGTAGTTGGTACGTCTTCCGCATGGTTGACCTAAAAGACTACTTGAACCAGCAGCGGTTCTCGGAACTAGCAGACAACAAACTGCTGTCCGTACTTAAGCGAACACTAAAGGCTGACACCACACGAGTATCGCTCGGTGGTTCACAGATCCGTTGCTGGCGAGTACACGGTGACAACCTACACCTTGACCCAACACAGCCAATGCCAAACCTAGAAACTGATGACAACTACTAATACAACAATTTATGTAGCTAGTGCTGGCACAGGTAAAACAACAACACTAATGGACAGACTGACTGTCTGTCTGGAAAACACCAAACCAAACAAGATTTGCTTTACCAGTTTTACCAAAGCAGCAGCACAGGAAGCTATCGACCGTGCTCTTGTAAAGAATCCTGACTACGAAGAGAAAGACTTCTCTGCGTTCAGCACACTGCACGCGCTGTGCTACCGACGTGTACCACACAAGCAAATGCTGAACAGTCAGGACTACAAATTGCTGGGTCAGTTAATGGGTCTGTCAATCACAGGTTCCGCATCGCTGTACAACAACAACTCTACCAACAATCTGGGCAAAGGTGACAGGTTACTACAGTACGAGTCACTTATGCGTAACACGCTGCAACCAGCAGCCACGGTTCTTGCGGATCAAGTCAATACAAAATTTAAGCCCGAAGAACTAGAAGAGTTCTCAAAATTCTACCGCCAGTTCCGAGCCGAGAAAAACAAGTACGACTTCACAGACCAGCTGGAAGCATTCCTTGCTCACAAGGTAAAGATGAATGTTGACTATCTGTTCGTTGACGAGGCACAGGACTTATCGCCGCTTCAGTGGAACATCATCAACTACATTTCCAAGGAAGTTAAACAGGTGTTCATTGCTGGCGACGACAAGCAAAGTATCTTCAAGTTCTCTGGCGGTGACCCTAAGTCACTTATTGAAAAAGAAGGCGACCGCATCGTTCTGGACACAACGTACCGCCTGCCCAAGAAAGTACTTGCGTATGCAGAAACCGTAGCCGATCAGATAACTGAGAAACAGGAGTACAGTGTTACACCGTACGAGCACAACGACGAAGGCTGTGTACACAACATCCGTTCGCTAGACGATCTGGACTTCACCCAAGGAACTTGGTTCCTGCTCTGTCGGAACAAGGTTCTTATGTCCATCTTCGAAGGCTACCTACTAAAGAAGAAACTGTTGTTTGTGTCAGGCGGTGACACATCGTTATTTAAAGAACGTCAGATCTTCTTCATCAAGATGTGGGAGCAACTACGTCTCGGCTACAAGTTCAAGGCATCGCTCATCAAAGAACTATACCGCGACTATCTGCCGACAGGCGTAGCCGTGGGACGTGGAGCCAAGACACTTATTGATACAATGCCAGACAACCACTTGTTTGAGAAAGAAGAACTTATCTCCAACTTCGGTCTGCGCACACTAGCAAAGTGGGATCAAGTGTTCCGTCTACCAGACGCAACCAAGTCAATCTTACTGCACGCAGAAAAAGAAG